GCAGAAGTCTACGTCCTCGCCCCAATACTGAACGAGCTTTGTTGCGTCCTCGTCCTGTGCGTATGCGAGTGCTGTCTGATAGTCCTTGATCTCTGCGCGTGTCATCTCACGGCTGATGGAGATGAAGGGGATGTCTCCCTTCGCGCTCTCAAAAATTGGACGTCTCTTACGCTGGATGGTTGCGTTGTCAGCGTGGAGGTCTGCTGCGACGTTCTTCTTATCTGCCTGGTTCTGGAGGGTCTTCCAGATGAATCCGTTCACCTTCTTTACCGGGAAGTACTTTCCGAAAAGGAAAGGGGTTGCATCAGCGGTGTTCAGTCGTGACTGGACCATCTGCTGAGTCAATCCGTGGATAAGGGTATTAGTTATCGTTGCCATTGTCTCTTACGTTTTTAGTAGTTGATAATTCCGGAGAGCTTCTCTGCTATGAAGCTGGGGAGCTCGTTGCCAGTCGTTACGCCAATAATCCAGGCATCGGTGATGATATTGCTTCTTGGGTCGACTCTCTGTCCTGTTCCGTTGAGGGCGAAAGGCTCGTATTTCAGAGCGGCTGCTGCGCCTGCCTTACTTGCCTCCACCACGAAGTCTCCGATTGCCAATGTACCGAGTGCTTTGTCTACGGTGATGGTGTCTGTTGTCTTCGCTGCTGCGTTGATGGCGGTGATGGTCACTGCTGTGCCTCCGGTCTTCGAAGCGAGGATGTCACCGACCTTAAAGTTGTGACCCTTCTTCAAAGCGATTTCGGTTGCCTCTGCTGCCACCTCTGCTGCGACGATTGCCACCTTCACTACGTGGGTAATGCCATTTATTGGCTTGCTTAAAACTGCGCCCTCCTTGAGGTAGTCTCCGCCGAGCTCGGAAGCGTCCACGGATACACCGCCACGGATATCGGCGAGCTTGTGGATGAATACGTGAGGTGTTCTCGCGTCCTTCACCTTGTTCACTGTCATTGCCATGATAGTTGTAGTTTATTAATGGGTAAAACATTAGAACGGCTGCACTCCATCCTTTGTGGCTGCGCCATCGCGGTGTGCGATTGCGTCCTGTTGCTCCTTGGTTAGCTCTCCGTTCTGTTGACTTCCAGAGCCGCCGCTTGCTCCTGGTTTGCCGAAGACTGCGCCTCGTGCTGTAATCTCTTGAGCTGCCTTCTCCGCCTCGGTGGTCACCTCTGCCACGAGGGTGTCGAATTCAGTGTCTGAGTACTTGTCGACCGGGAGGCGGTTGTAGGCGTTGCGCAAAGCCTCCGGTAGCTTCTCGATGACGGCTGTCAGTTTCTGTCTTCTGCTCTCTGTTGTTCGGGTAGCCTCGAACTTGTCCATGCGCTCCATGAAAGCCTTAGCCCATGCAGGCATCTCCTCGTTGCCCCCCGATTTGTTCTGGTCGCTATTGCCCCCAGTTTGCGTCGTTTGGGTGATTTTTGCTCCATCTTTCAGTCCGTACTTCTGTTCGTAGTCCTGGACCGCGTTCTTGTGTGCGGTCTCTGACGCTTCTGTTGCACGGCTGTCCGCGTAACTCTCTATCACTTGCTGTATGGTGATCCCGTCCACTGCGGTCTTCACCTGCTCAGCTGTTGTTGCAGTCTTGCTCAGCTTGTCTGCAATCCTGCCTAAAATTGAAGCCGATACCCCCGGAAATTTGGCTGTAAGGGCTTTCAAAAGTTCTTCTTTCATTGCTGGTAGATTTGTAAAACTTATCGGTTTATTTTGGTTCAAAGGTACGATTTTTCTGAAAGTGTTTATAATAAAATCACGAATTTTGCTTAAAATGTTGCAGAACATACTTTTTAGCGTTTTGTGCCTCAAAAAGAATAAAAGAGTTAAATTTATCCTGTTCAGTTGATTTTTCTTGCGAAAGATGAAGTATAATCCAAATACTTAACGTTCCTTTGTGTCGTAAATGAAATATGAATCTAAACTTTAAACGTTATGGCAATCAGAAAAAATCAAGTCCTCGTGGACACCAGCGAATTCTACCGTTCTTATTACCGTGAGCCGAAGGGTCGCGGTGCTTGGGCTTTCGCCTATTCTCGAAACGCAGCTATCGATGACGTTCTTTGGTTCACCGGCACCTATGCCGATGCTCGTCGCCAGGCTGTTGCTGCTGCAGCTGCCGCTGGTCAGTGTGTCATCTATGTTTTATCTTAAAATGTCCGCTGCTATGGTTGCCGTTTATTCTTCTTCTGAAATCAATCGTGATTTCCGTATTCACGTCTATGGTTGCGACCAGGATAACCGCCGCATCAACACGTTGGTCGGCGTGTCCGGAGCCATCCGTCTCATTGGCGAGGAGCTGTTCTATAAGTTCGTCTCTCGTGCCTATCGTGATGGTCTGGATAAGACGGTCTGCAAGCTCCGCCGTGGTATTGTCTTCACGTTCTATGTCAAATAAAAATTTTTCGATTATGTGTAATTCTCAATCAATCCCAGAAGCCGAGCGTTGTTTCGAACGCTGGCTTTGGGCGAATTTTCCGCCTAATGAAGTCCTGGAGGATTTCGCTCGTGATATGACTCAGAAGGTTGTCGCTCTGTCCTCCGTGATGGATGTCGACCCCGATGTTATCGTTGCCACTCTGCCGCTGTCTCCGGTGGTTCTGTCTTATGTTGAAAAAGCCGACCACGATTTCCGTGTTCCGCTGGAGGATCGTGCTCCTTTCGACCTCTGCATGGAGTTCTATGACGGTCTTTCGCTTCGTCCCGAAAATCGGGTTAACATCGCTGTTCGTATCCAGTCGGATATTCTTCCGGACAGCTCATACGTTTCGCCCTATGAATAGTCCGGTTCTTGTCAGTGATGAGCCCGGTGGACGTACGGTCTATTGTGTGGTGTTCTTCTTTGCTCCATTCCCGGAGCGTCCAAGGCATCGGCTGTTCCTGTTCTCCTCCTTAGCTGCCATCTTCGACCTGTTCTCCGTCGAGCAGGTCGGTTGCAGCTTGGGGAACCTGTACAATCTCAAAGTTCCGGATGGCGTGGTCTACCAAGGCACGCGCTGCTCCATCTACCGCGAGAAAGTCTTCTCAAAGCGTCAGAAACGGGGCTAATTTGGCGATTCTTGCCATTCCTTACCGCTTCTGTCTCTCGCTTCGGAAAGTGGCACAAATCGAAAATAAAACCGCTTTTCGGGGCTGTGTTCAAAATTAATCGTAGATTTGCAAAAAATATCATGTTATGACTGAGACTCAATTACTTAAAATCTGCCTTTTCTACAAGGGTGAGGCTTTGTGTCCGGAACGCTTCGACCAAAAGCCCGAAGGCGAACTTTGGACTGCTGAAAAGTACGTCTGTGAAAATATGCAAGGGGAGATAGACGAAAGCGACCCAAGGCGTTCTTTGGCTCGTTGGGTCGCTGCTTTTGTCGGCAAATGGGATCCATTCGGTTGGCGTGAAGTGATGAGCATCTACTTCGCGATGTCTCCGGATTTAAAATCAGAATTTACGTAACACTCTCTTTCCGTCATCCTCGTCCATGTAGTAAACGGGGATGCCTTTTTCTTTGCATTTCTCTGCGATTTTCTTTGCGTTTCCGTATGCCTCGTTCATTAGGTTGTAGGGGAACGAAATAGATTCTACACAATCCAGCGTCAAATCTCCGTGATACTGTAATTCCAAATATCCATGAATGTGCTTGTCCTTGAACTTTTCAAGGTTGGCGATTTGCTCTCCTTCTTGCATGGTAGCTTGTGCTCTCATATCGTCATATGAGCAGGCTCTTGGGTCGCTCACGAGTGTTGGCTGATATCTGCAGCACAGACTGTCTGCTGGTGTCCAAGTTGCAATGACTTTGTCTTTCTTGAAGCGAACCTCAACGCATCCGTATTGTGTCGCGCTATTATGCTGGAGCGATTCGAGGATGTTGTGGTCGAGTAAGTTCCCATATTTCTCATATTCGTGTCTTGACAGCTGGTCTTTTGCGAGGTCCTTTCCAATGCCAAAGAGTCGATGAGCTGCGCCCAGTCTTGAATGGCTTTCCTCAATTGGACCGACAGTTTTTGATGATCCAATGTAACCGCCACTTGATCCAGTCTCGAATGTGTTTTTAAACCATGAGTCGAGGACTTTATCCAAATTGCCTTCTTTGATATTCAATCCCAAGTCATGAGCATCAAACAAACGCCTCATGGTGTTCTCAATCTCTTGCTTGTATTCTTTTGCCCTTTCTCCATATAATGACTTCTTCTCGTATTCCTCAATTGCTTCGTTCAATCCGTTTAGCGTTGCTGGGCACTTGTCTCCAAGTCTTGCTTTCAATTCTTCAAGGGTTTCTCTCTTTATTGGTTGAGCTGCCTCTAAAGTCTCGACAATAGTATTAGTCTCGTCCTTAGCTCCCTTCTTCTTGCTTTTCAGCTTGGCTTTTTTCTCTTTTAGCTCTTCTATCAAGTCTTCGGCTTTTTTATGGTTGAATCCTGGCGTTGAAATGGTGAGCTTCAATTCTTCCAATTTTGTTTTGAAAGTCTTTGATTTCGTCGCAAATGCCGCTAATTCCTTATATGCGTCGGTAATCTTTGCTTCTTCTATTTTTCTCTGAACGCTTGCTATTTCCTTCTTGTAGGCATCTTGTGCAACATTCCAAGTAGCGTATTTTTTGTGTTTCTCCACCCAGTCCGCTTCAAACTTAAGTTTCTCTATCCTTGCTTCGTAATCAGAAGGCATTCCGCTCATCGTTCTGATTACGTTCTTCTTTACAACCTCCAATTCTGAGATAGTGAACTCCTTGTGCCATTTATGTACGTTGCCCAGGATATCAGAAAGTGCGCGTTCCTGCTCTCGCATATCCTTAAGGGCTTGGAGAACCTTTTGGGTCTCTGCGTCCATCTCCGCGAGCTTGCCTTTGGCGATGAACTTCTCAAGCTGCGCGTAGTCCACCTCGCTGTATGATTTCGCCAATGTAAGCACGCGGTCTGCGTCTCGTCGTATCTTGTCGTTGGTGAAGACGCGCTTGTCCCATCGAGCCTTGATGTCGGCGATGTCCTGTGGTGTGCGTGCGGCGTGTCGCTGTGCCTGTGCTTGCAGGGTCTTGATTTGCGTCTGGAACTCCTCGAAATGCTCCGGAGTGTTGAGCTTTGCGAGTTGAGCCAGCTTGTCGTTGCAGCCTTCTGGCAGTAATCCGTTGTTTACGGCTGTTTTTAGGCTGTTTAAGCGGCTTTCGTTCCACCGCTGCAAAATTCCTTGTCTGTCTTGTTCCGTGCGTTCTGCGTGGCGTTTTTCGCCTATCTCTTGCGGCGTGAGCTTCGGCTGTGTCTGCAAGCCCAGCATTTGGTCCACTCGCTTGCGGTTGTCCTGCACGTAGTATGGCAGCCTGCCAGGGGCTGTCGCCTGTATGCGTTCGCTGTACTTTTCAATGTGGTCTTTGAAAGCCTGCGGAACGTCCTCTACCGTATTGACGCTCTCCTTGCTGGGAGCCTTTCCGTCAAGGATGCGCTGTGTGTCCTCTGCCATCTCGTCCTCCGTCTTCAGAATGGTCACGACGTGGCATCTGCAGTGTGGATGCCATCCGGTGAACTTGAAGTCCTTCGGGTAGCGTCCCTGCAGTGTGTCGCAAATGTCGACCAGCGTTCTTACGGCGTTCGCCTTTGGTGATCCGTCGGCACGCTGCTGGCTCTTGTCATCGGTCTTCTCTCCGGGCTGGAGCAGGATGGTATGGTTGTTGCTCAGCTTTATCTCGATGCCGACCACAAAGTCCATCTGCTGCCAGCGCAGGTGGTCTGCCGTTCGGTATGCGATGTTGGTCTCCGTGGCTGCCAGTCGTCGTGCGTTCTTGTAGCTGCTACGGTAGACTCCTTGTCCTGGGTGGAACTCTGAGGCTGCTTTTGAAAGCTGAAGCAGTCCGTGCTCGTCTCGCACCCTTCTGAACAGCTTGTCCGGATGCTGCAGATATTGCTGTAGCTCTCGTGCCATCGATGCTGCGTCTTTTCCGGAACGAATGCCGCAGTCCAGTCCCAGCTCGATTTCCTTCTTGAAGGCGTTCGTGTACTTCCACACTCTGTCGCTGAGGTTCAGTCCGCTCACCTTGCGCTCCAGGAATGCCTGCAGTGCGCTTTCGTTGTTGTTGAAGTACTTCTTGCGCTGTTCCTCCGGCAGCTTGTCGGCGTTGCGCCCGAAGATCTTCTCTGCCATGGCGTCATTCTTGTTGTTGGAGAGCTGCCAGGACGTGTTTATTCCGTTGGCGATGGTCGTCTCGGTTGTCTCCTTCAGAGCGTTGAGCAGTCGTTCTACCTGCTTCTTGGTTTCCGGGTAATCCTCGAAGCTGAATATCTTGTCGGGGTCGATGTCCTTTATCGACACGCCAATCTTAGCCGCCTCCTCTGCTGCCTTTTTGAAGATGCGGTCTATTCGCGTTCCCATCGCCGCCATGTTGCGGAGGTGGGTCTTGTCGTACTCACTGGGCTTTGGCATCTGTTCTTGGTTTAAATAGTCTGCATTCTATGTCGGAGAGGAACTTGCACCATTTGCCGTGGTCGGTCTTCTCGTCCAGCTTGCATCTGCAAAGGATGAGATGTCCGTCCAGGGCTTGGCTGTGCCAGTCGTAGGAGTGTGCGCAATCCTGGCAGTATCGTTTCGGACGTTCCTGTTGTTCTTTCTTGCGTGTTGTCGCTGCTGTCTGTTTCCTCATGGTCGTTGTTCCTCCCGATTATGTTTATTCCACAATCCCGAATTCGTCGAGCTTGTTCTGGTTGTTGATATCGTTGATGGTCTTGTCAGGATCGTTGCTCCATCCGAGCATCTCGATGGACTCTCGCTGCGAAACCATCGCCGTGTTGCCGTTAGCTGCCAGCAGGTTCTCGATGAGCTCCTTCTGGTCGTTGATAGTGAATGCCGTGATTTCGTTCTCCACTGTCAGCGCGGTGATGTCTGCTTCGTATTCCTTGCCGAGCATTACCTTCAGAAACGCCTTAATCACGTTGATCTCTCTGTCGAAGAACTCCAGCAATCTGCCGCTCTCATCGGTAACCTTGAGCTGTGCGTCGATGAAGAGCTGCTTTCGGCTCTCTCCGGAGAGTGCTTGCTGGCTCATCTTCTCGTAGGACCAGTCCGGGAGCTGCAGTTCCGTGAAGTAGAGGTTGCGCAGCGTCTCGATCTGGAACTTGAGGCTCTCCACGGACTGCTGCCATGTGATGTACTGCGCCTTACCGTCCTTCGGGAACTGCATGATAGCTTTGAACTCCTGGTTCGGGCTTTTCTCGTCGCCGTAGCTGATGATGTCGTCCGAAAACACCACGAATCGTGGCTTGCTGTTCTCCCGGATGTAGTTTCCGTTTCGGCTGAGCTCCCATTCCATCTCGAAGATGTTGTTACTGGTGTCCTCCCATATCGGGGTGGGGCGGTAGCAGTAAATGCCCGGAATCTTCAGCAGGGAGATGCTCTCGTCCTCGACCACGCTCCATTCTCCGCTCTCGTCGCTCCACTTGACGTGGCGGTCGTCGCTGTAGGTGTCGAAGAACTGCACCGTGCGTCGTCCCACCTTTCTGGTGTAGCCGATGCTCATGGCGATCATGTCTCCGTACTCATCGAAGTAGGGGTACAGCTCGTCTCTCGTTACCGGGGAGAAGGTTCTGCATCTCAGCTTAAGCTGGCTTTTGAATCCGTAGTCGTTGTTTGGCTGCTCGACGGCGTACCAAAGCGTGAAAATCTCGCAGCTGCAGAAGAGCTGCTGCGTCCTGTCGATGTTCACGCTGTTGATTCTGTTCTTGATGAATATCTTCTCGATGTACTTTGCTATCTCCGCCTGTCGGTCGTTCTCCGGCGAATAAACGCGTTTTACCGGGATTGCGCATACCAGTTCGCTCATGCGCTTCGTCGCCAGCCTCTGGAAGTCGAGCACGATTCTGGTTACCGGCTCCACGCCTCTGTCCGTCAGCTTGTCCGGATAGAGAGCCTTGTTCATGACGGGGTGCTTCATTGGGTAGTATTCGTTCATTAGTCCGTATCGTCCGCTCCAGATGGGGACGTTGATGGTCTTCTCCTTCAGCACGAGAATCTTCTCGCGTTCCGTGCCTGTTCCGTTTAAGATGTCATTGATTTTTGGCATTTCTTTTGGTATTTGGGTTAAACTAAATGTTTGAGTCGGTCAAGGTCGATGCCCTTGTCGATGCGTATCGGGTAGAACGTGTTGGCGAGGGCATCGAAGAGGTCGGGGCTTCGTCCCAGTCTCTTCTTGATGTCCTCCTTCGGTTCTATGATGATTCTGCCGTCGCTCCGGAACTTCCAGCGTATCTCCGTGGCTTCCTCGATGAAGCGTTCGTTGGGTGGCAGCATGGCTCCGGTCTTGTTGACGGGGTTGAGCCAGTTGCGAACGCACCAGTGCAGGTACGCTCTCATGTTGGCGAACTTATTTTCTCCGGTCAAGTCCGTTAGTTCTCTGCCTCTGTAGTCCTTGGCTGCTTCGCTATATTTACAGCTGATGATGTACTTCGGCTCGGATTCCACCTCAAGGCAGCGGCTGTAAACTCCGGCTCCTTCGCCGATGGTATCGATGCTGACGTACATCTTCGGGTGTCGTCTGCGTCTTGCCGCAATCTGTCCGGCTACCTCCATGTGGTTGGCTGCTCCTCCGGAGTTATGGCTTTCGAAGGCTGAGCACCATTCGCCTTGTCTCTCTACGAAAGCTGAGCTGTCTCGTCCCATACCGGCGACATCGGCTCCCAACACACGGAATGCGTCGAAGTCCATCGGCTCCTGTCCGTGGCGTTCCATGTATCTCTCCATGGCTGCCTCTATCCACTGCTGTGGTATCAGTGCGTCCTCGGAGACCTTCGGGAACTTGCCCAGCACCTTCTTCCGGAATAGGTCCTCTGGTCGGTACCATTGCCCTTCAAAGCAGAAGTCGTCCATCTCCTCCCGGTGTTCGTCCTCTCTGATCCTGGTACACCAGCTCTCCAGCTTGTCCTGCAGCCATGGGTAGTCCACCTGTCCGGGAATCACGATGCGGTGCTGCTTGATGTTGGGTGCGGTCAGCGAGTTCAGTCGGAACTTCGCCCAGCGGTCTCCCTTCTGGCTGCGTGCCGCGTATCCGATGGTGATGTTCGGGTTGAAGACCAGCAGGATGCGGCTGTCTCCTTGGAGGTTTCCTTCAATGGCTTCGAAGACGTTGTCTGAAACACCGGAAGCCTCGGTGATGATGAACATCGTGTGTACGGCGTGGAATCCCGACCATGCCTCGTGGTTCTTCTCGTCGGCTTTGAATCCGGTTAAGAACCACTCCTTGTTTTCGGTGCGGATGCGGTCGGTGGTCACCATGCCCGGCAGCACGATGCCTCTCTGTTTCGCCTTATCGACGAGTCGGGAGACCTCCGGCATCATGATGTTCTTTACCTGTCGGTCTGTCGGTGCGGTCAGTGCGACCTTGGTATTTTCTACCAGCTCTCCCTTCCGGTTCCATCTCGGTGTTAGGAACATGAAGCAGATGGCAGCCACCGCCGACACGAAGTCCTTTCCTCGTGCTGTTCCGGAAACGACGGAGGTGCGTGGGTTAATCTGGACGCTGCGCAGTATTGCCTCCTGCTCCTCGTCCAGATTCACTCCCAGTGCTTCTCGTGCGAATCGGCACCAGTCGCCTCTCCATAAGTTGATGCGGTCGATGCATCTCTTTCGCATCTCTGATTCCTTCTTGGTTGCCATTGCTTACATAATTGGGGTTATTTAGTTTTAATTTGCCCACATTCGGCTTTTCGTCTTTGGAGCGTTCACTTGTTCCACTCCTCGATGTCCGTGCCGACACGGGGCTTTATTTCGTCTCTCCGTTTCCTGCTTCAGCTTCTGCGTCGTCGAGCATGCCGCTCTCCATCAGCATGGCTGCGAAGGACATTTCTCCGGAGAGCTCCTTCTTGTCCGGTGCGTAAAGACCGAGCAGCTTGCGTCGTTCCTGCAGCTGCTGTCGAATCTCTGCGATGTAGGCGACGTTGCCGACGCCCACGACGTTGCTCTCCTTGGTCTCGATGCTGGTCGTCTTCACCGAGCTGCTGCCATTGTCGCCGTATGCTGGTGTTCCCTTGCGCTTCTTCTCGGTGCGGACGCTGTCCTGCTTGGATTTCTCCCATTGCGCCCAAAGCTCCCGGCACGTGTCGTCTATGCGCTCCAGCTCCAGCGTAAGTGCGTAGTCGAGGTTGTCCAGCCTCTCCTTCTGCAATTCCTCAAGGCATGTGTGGATGTCGTCATGAACGGTCTTCGTGGAGTAGGTCGCAAGGTTCAGCCTCTTCATCACCTCTGCTCGTATCTGTCGCACGCTGTTCTGGCGAAGGTAGAGCTCGGATACTATCTGCAGCCGCGCCAGCTTTATCTGGTTGCGGCGTTGTGTCTGCATTTTACTCATGTGTCACGTCCTCCTGGTCGTTGTCGGTGTTCCTGGTTAAACATTCCGCTGTATCGCCTGTCAGCTTCTCCCAGCGGTCGATTATCGCATCGCAATATTTCGGGTCGAACTCCATCATGTAGCAGGTGCGGTCTATCTGCTCTGCTGCGATGAGCGTGCTGCCGCTGCCTCCGAAAAGGTCGAGGACGCTTTCCTTCGGTCGGGTGGAGTTCTTCAGTAATCGTCCCATCAGTCGTACTGGCTTCATGGTCGGGTGGATATCGTTGCGCACCGGCTTGTCCTCGTAGATGACTGTCGTCTGTACCTTCGGGTCTGTCAATCGCAGCACGATGTCCAGGAGCTCGTTCTTCTTGAGCTTCTTGTAGTCGATGCCTGTGTCCTCAAATACGGTGCTCTGACTGCGGTCGTCGATGAAGTAGTGCGCTGCTCCGTCCTTCCATCCGTACAGGCAGGGTTCGTGTCGCCACTGGTAGTCCTGTCTGCCGAGGACGAGTCCGTTCTTGACCCACACCAGCGTCTCTCGGAGTGTGAATCCAGCGTTGTGCAGTGCGCTCCGGAACTCCCAGCCTTTGCTGTCGGCGTGCCAAATGTAGAAGGCTGCTCCGGGCTTCATCGCTTTGTCGGCTGCCGTGAATGCGTCCGTAAGGAAGGCGACAAAGCTGGCGTCGTCCATGTTGTCGTTCTGGATCTTGAGCTTGTCCTTGGTTCCTCCTTCGTAGTCGACGTTGTATGGTGGGTCGGTGAGCAGCAGGTCTGCCTGTGCGCCTCCCATCAGCTTGGCTACGTCTTCCTCCTTGGTGGAGTC